GACGATTAACAAAACGTATTTGAAGTCGAAGGATGGTACTATGATGATTTCAGATGGGGATGTGGAGTCATTAGATCTGAGTATCAACTCTATGATGCTGATGTTGTATATGATGATGGGTTCATTATGGATAATAAAAGAAGACACGCATATGTATCGTATGTATCAATATTTGCTAGAAGGGTGTGCAGAACAATTGGCGGGAAAGTGTGTGCGTTGGTTGAAAGATTTTGTTTTTCTATTAGGAGTGATGCCTTCAGGGAGTTTAGAGACATCTCACGGAGATTCATGGATAGTAGGAGTGATGATTTTTTTGACATTTGTTTTTTATAAGATGAGAGTATCGAATGCTAAAGATAGAAAGTCAATATGGGCAGCATTGGCGGCTCGGAGGTTAGTTATGCTTATAACAGGAGATGATTTCGTGTATGCGTATCCGCGAAATTTGGATGCGTTAATAGGTATAGATCGGTTCTGTGAGTATGTGTCCCAAGTTTATCATATGGTCTTTAAAACGCGCAATAAATATTATTCGTTAGTTACATATTTGCGTGTTCAAAATAGTCAAGTAATGGATGTGGTGTATCAGGGACCGAGCTATTTAAAAAGGTCTTGGATATTAGCTGAAAATTTTAACATTCATTTGTCAGATCCAGAAGTGGCTAAGATAGTACCTTGGAGGCCATTTGTGCAGTATAAATGGCGTATGGCGATACCTAAAGATAATAAAGATTTATTCTGTAAGAATATGGCGCGCCTAATAGGTTTGGCGTATGATTCATTGGGAGTGGAGCCTATAACATATGACACGCTGCTCTATATGTATAAGCTTACGTATAATAAATCATTGTTGTTGTTCAAAAATGAAGGGGAGCTGCAGGATCGTTTGCAGGAATGGGTAGACGAGGATCCGAAATATTATTATAAAGTTGGTATACGGCAAATAAAGGGAGTATTTCCATCTAGAAAAACATTACTGCGTAGGAACCATTTTGATCGCGATTCG